GTAGCCGACAAGAACAGAGTGACGTTAGGTGCAACGGTCACAGCAGTTTTCTTGATGACTGCATTACCAGCAATTTGATACCAACCATAAAGACCCGCTGTGCAAGCCGACATAGCGACTGCAACAGGCACGTCTTGAACGGCGGTGTTGACAACCAAAGTTGTTTGGTAAGTTGTAGCGTTGTAACGCACAACCGAGCCAACAACAGTTGATGCCACGCCTAGGAGCAAGATGAACTCGCCTTCGCCGTAAGTTGGATCAAATGCACGAACAATAGTACCTAAAACAGCTGGGGGCGTTGGAATAGTCGTGCCGCCTGCTGTAGTAATACCAGAGTCCGTTTGAGCAATTTGCAGGAGTCCTGCACGGGGTTCGTCGAATGTATATGCCATGATGGTTTCCTTTAAGCGATCAGCACGCCGCAGAATTGCGGGCCTGAAGATGTGAGGTTGCCGGCAAATCCGATGAGCTTAACGATTGCGTCTTGGTTAACTGCTTGACGCTCGCCGCCGATTGGCACGAAATTACGATCAGCGTGTGGACGGAACATGATGTATTTCGTGTTCAAGAACCACATATGGTTTGCTGTTGCGGCTGAACCGATACCACCGTCCAGAACCACATCAGATGCCATACCTGCGCCGTAATATTTCAACGATGCGAAACCAGCGCCAGCTGATGAATTGCCACCGTCTGTGATGCGTTGGATCGACTGCAACGATTGCAAATACAATTTGTAATAGTTGTTGTCGCAAACGATCAGATCAGGCTTGTCAGTTCCACGAATCAACTGAACAGCTAGAGCATCCATATATGCTTGGATGTTCGATGCCGAAACAGCAGAGCCGCCGTTGGTTACGCCTGAGTAAGCAACAGATTGCCAAAACGTGAAAGTCGCACGATTGATGCCACCGTAAGTGCCAGTTGATGGTGCGTCAGGGATTGCAGCACCGAGGCCGGTGATGTTTTTGCCTGAGTTGCCAGTACCGTCTAAGTAAATGTCACCCGAAATACGGTTAGCCAACTGAGCTTCAGCCACATTCATACGACCATCGAGCAAGTCGATAATTGCTTCTTTGCCGCTGTTTTGGATCATTTCCAAGCCGCTGATCGAAACTGCCGATGCGTACTGGGTGATCGAGAACTGGGCAGCAGAAATGGGGCTATTTTGCGAAACGTTCAACACTTCATAGCCTGAATAGCTGTTGGTGTTGTTGGTTGTTGAGTCGTTATACATGATCTCTTGCAAAATCACGTTACCGCCTGAAAACGTCTTTACGTTGCCACGTTCTTTCAAACGGCGCAGTAAAGCGTTGTTATTTGTTACGTTATCAGCAAGTTCACCTGTGCGGCTTTGAATGTTAGTCGCAATGATGTCGCTGATCGAGCTATTGGCAAATGCCATAGTAATCTCCGATTAGGTTATCAAAAACGCTCATTAAGATTGTCAAATTGCTCTAACAATAATGAACGCCTATCTTGCGCTTTGGTACTCGTTGCCGCCCCTGGTGTGGAACTTTTAACGCTGACCGCTGCCGCCCGAGCCGCTTTCGCTGCCCTGTTCGATTGTTCCCGTTTCGCTGCATCTGCTGCGCCCTGTGAGGCTTGCTGATGTTTCGTAAACAGGTCGTTATCTAGGCGTATTGCTTTTTGATACGCATCATCCAAGTCCTTCGCCACACCGCTGTTAAGCAGTTGGATCATTGTTGGACGTGCTTCTTCAAAATACTCTGCTTTTGTCTGAAATTCACTAATTTCATTCAAAAGTGCTTGATTCTGTGCTGCTTCCTGCTGTTGCTTCCAATTTAACACCTCGCCACGAACTTGTGCAAGCTCGTTTTGAATGGCGTAAAAATTAGGATCAGTCGGTTGAATCTGCACCTCGCCCATATTGATCCCATACTGTTGGGCTAGTTGGGCAAAATATGCTTGTTTTTGTTGTGGTGAGCCGTGGCGTAAAACGTTATCAGCTTCCATCAAGGCTTTGACCGCCTGCGGTGCTTCAATGCCAAGCCCACGAATGTTTTGCATATAAGGCTCAATGGCCTGCTGCATTTGATCGGCAAATTGGGCTTTTGAAAGCAAAGGTTGAACCCCTGCTTTCATTTCTTCTTCACGTTTCCAAGCGTATTCTTTTAGCTTTGGATCAGCGGTTGTCCAGGCTTCGTGATAATCCTTTTTCCACGATGCTGGCGGTCTTTCCCAAACGGGTGGTTCTGGCGGTGGCTCAAGATCGGGTTCGGGCTGAGTCCTGACTGCCTCGACGGGTGTTTCATTCTGAACCTCGTCAAACTGCTGTGACAGTAATTCTCGACGATCTGGCTGTTCAGTATTGTCCATTCATACCCCTTTAGGTAAATTTACGGCGTAGTTGTGAAAGAATCTGATTTGCTTGCTTGTGTGTCATGTTGCCCAATTGTTGCCGCATAACTTCCCGTCGTGTATCTTTTGGCGGTGGCAATTTGGTTTCCATCTTTTCGTTGCCCACTTCAATGCAATTGTGTTGCCTAAGATGGTCACGATGCACCGAACGGCTCGTAATCATTGAACCGTCGATCATAGATTTGTAGGGTTGAATGTCTGGCATCACCATTGGGCCAAGGCTTTCGTAATGCTCTTTTGAGCCTTTTTCGACTAATTCACCATTAACGTATATGTAAGTTTTTTTCATATCAGAGCTAAAACGTCCTCATCATCCATTTCTATGTGTTCGTTATAAATCCGGTTTACTCGATCTAAATCAGCCAACATTGCATCGTAATTTATTACCGCTGGCGCTTGGGCTGTAGCCTCAATCACAAATGGTTCTGCAATTTCCTCCGCAATCCTTGGTTTACCCTCTACTATTTGTTCAAATAACGCTAAAACTTCGTCCCGTCTTGCTTTTGCCTTTGCTGCCTCTGCCCTGCGGTGTTCTTCTTCCTCTTTTTTGCGTTTACCGCCATCGTGCATATCCATCTCGACGATGACAGGCACATAATCCCATGTCGCATCGTCCCATGTTCCGGTGTCCCAGTAACCGTTCATGCAAGTTCAACCCCAGAGGCTCTCCCGTCTGCGCCACGGATAATCTTCTTAGGCGCTGCAATAACAGTCATCACACCATTGATTTTATCCATTGCCATATTGTGCATATTGCTCATGTTGTCGTGCATCTGAACCATGCGGTTCATGGCTTGCGTCACATTGTCACCCAGTTCTGCGGCAATCTTGGTGCTTGCTGCCTCTTGAGCCTCAAGCAATGGCAAGTCTAAGCCTGGGTTCGCCCCAATCCTAGCCACCATGATCTTGGTTGCAGACTCTAGCTCAGTTTTCCATTTCTCTAACTGTTCGGCGGCTTGCAACTTGGCTTGTTCCATTGCCTGCATATACTGTTGTTTTTGCGCCTCAAGTTGTGCTTCGGCTTGCAGTTTCATTTGATGCATTTGAACGTCTGCCTGCGCCTTGGCTTGAGCTACCTGAATATCGGCTTGCGCCCGTAGTTGTTCAGCCTGCGCTGTAGCCTGCATCTTCATCTGCTCGCTTTGGGCTTGAGCTTGCATCTTCATTTGCTCGAATTGTTGCTCTGCTTGCATCTTGACCACTTCAGGATTTGGTGGTGGTGGTTGCTGCGCCATTTGTTGCTGTTTCATCTGCAACTCTTGCATCGCTTGGTCAATCGTACCCTCAATCGGTGCGGCTTTCTTGTATGCACCAACGCCGAATTTAACCAATTCAATCAACATAGGCACTAACTCAGGCGCTTGTTGACCCATTGGCAATGCTTGCGTCAAGAACCCACCCATTGCTTGCAAGAACTCTACTCGCTCACGTTTGTTTTGGTTCTCGTCAATTTGCACCAAGCTATCTGAATCCACTTGGATACGGAACGAGCGTAAAGGTTTGTCTTGGATTAGTTGCAATGCTTGGGGAATCAGCGCCTGATCTGCTGGCTGCATACTTTGTGCGGCAGCGTACATAAGGATCGTTGTGGGCTGAAACTTAGTGCAAATAACTTGTGCTTTTAACTGGAATAATTCACTCGCAAACAGGGCAACATCTTCTTGCATTGAGCGCAAGCGCAGTCCTGCATACTGACCCTTAATCTGTTGTGCCGTAGCGGTTTCACTAGCTGCTGTCTGTCCCCGAACAATGTCACTAATACCTGTGATTTCATAGATTTGGTTTTTGATTTCATCTCTTGCCCTATAGCATTGCAACAGAGCATTTGAGAGGGTATCCAAAGGCAGCAAGTCAATCGACCCTTTAAGACCGCCTTTCTCAGAGAACGCCATCCACTTATCAACAGGAATAAGCGTGTTGTTATCGCCTTCAGTCAAAAGACGCTGCAAGGTAGGCTGTGATGCGTCATATACACCACGCACACGCAACGCCTTAACTAACCCGTCAATACGGTCTGTCAAAATGTCTAGCTCTGTGGCTTGATCTTGGTACAGCACAAAGTCAGGCACAGGCACAAGCGTGTCTGAAGTCATTGTGGCGTACAAAGGTTTGGCGCAAGGAAAGAAGTTTTCAAGCTCTAGCGGATCGTCACGCTCGTCTAGTATGTCTGGGCAACTCTTGCTAATCCAAAACACTTTGCCGCTTTCTTTGTCCCAAATCTCGCAAATCTTGGCTCGTGTGAAGTCTTTGGATTGGGTTGAATACTGCTTGTTTGTTTCCGGCCCTGCATCCAAAGGTATCTTTTTAGCCATTTCCTCGCCAAATCGTTCAGCAAGGCTTTCTTTTGTCATGTATACCCAACGCCAAACGCTTGTGACTTCTTCCCATGTACGGGCAACGGAATGACCAAAGTCTTTCCAATGCACATAATCGGTTGGCGCACACTCGTACTCGATTTCCTCTTGGGGTTCGACTTCCTCGCCCATAGCGCCATCAACGCCAGGCATCGCAGTCTTGACTTGTTGACCGCCACGCTCGTCCGGTTCGTCAACATCCTCAGTTACTTGATAGCCATCTTCAGGTTCATCTTGCGCCCGAACGTGCGGCTCGTACCGAACCCATGCCACGCCTCGACCACCCAAAAACCTGTCCTCAACTGCGTGTTTCATGGTCGATCTGAAATCGGTGTAATGCTCAATTTCAAAGTCCAAAGCACGTTCGATCAATTGACTCGCAACACGGGCAACTGGGTCGTTATCCCCAAAGCGTCGAGATACGTCAGCCTTTGGCAACCTGGCATAAACAGCAGGGATTAGCGTCTGTACGTTAGACCACAAAATATTGAATTTAGCGGTTTCGTTTGTGTTTTGATTGCGGTTGTCATCACGATAACGCTTAACAATCTTAGTGGTGCGGCCTTCCCACTTTTTAAATTCATTGTCGTATTGGCTGATCGTATTCAGCCACTTTTGAACACCAGTCAATGCTTCCATCTTAGTATCTCGCAAAAATTACGTCACGGTTTACCCGCCCGACAATCTCATAGCCCCAACCTTGGAGTAATCCGATTGTGTCCTCGTCGGTGTATCCATAACGACTGCCCAAGCCTTTCAGCTCAAGAGTGATAACTGGATACGTCTTTTTAATGGTTTTCTCAGCACCAAACAAAGCCAAATGCTCGTAACCTTCAATGTCTAACTGGATGAAGTCGCAGTCATGCACTTCAAAGTAATCAATTGGTATCACTCGCACATCATTACCAGCTTTTAACTGATGCGCCCCTATGTTCTCAGGGTAAACGTGATCGACTGACGCTGTGCCTTCTTTGTCACCAAACGCAGCTTGAGCGTGTTCTATGTTCTTAATGCCTTTGGTATTTAGCAACAAAGCAGAGTAATTAAGGCTATCAGGCTCGACTGTGATAACACGTTCAAATTGTTTTGCCATTGTTGCTGGATAAACGCCGATATTGCCACCGGCTTGAATGACTGTGCGAAACTGGTTCATGTGGGTATAGCTTACATTCAAGTCTGGTAGCTCGACCAATAGTGCATTAATGCAGCACTCGTCTAAGTCAGGTACTTGCCAGCCTTCAACCAATTTCATACGGTATCCTTGTTTGTTCCCACGGACGGGGTTTGCCGTGGAATATCACCACCTTGGCATCGTCTAACCCTTTGGGCAGCACATCAGCCTTAAAGCTCACAATCCCATCTGCAATGTCCTGCCAGTACGTCACTTTGTCCCGCATAAAATGTTCAATGTAGCTTTGATCGCCACCCGCCGTATACATCTGTAATGCAGCGAACTTATCGTACAAATCAACAGGTTTAGACCAATACATCATGCTACTTTGCATTGCTTTTGGGTTGTACTGACCACGATAAACATCACGCATAATCACAAAATCGTGCTGCTTTGCCGCCTCAATCATTGCCGTACAGTCACCAGTCAACACGGTATCTAAGTCAAAGTACAGCGCACTTGGTAGCCGAAACAACTCCATCTTTGCCCACCAACCAACCCAATCATGCAGCAAAGGGATGGTTTTGCACTCTAGCTCAACGTCCGACAAACACACAAACTCATGCGGTGGCAGATATTTAGCACACATCTTTTGCAACGCATAAACGTGTTCAGGCTTGAAATCACCGCCTGAACGCAATACCGATGCAACGATCATTATGTAAATATACCCACCGCCATGACTTCAGAGCCTGCGCCAGTTGTTACTTTCCAAGCGCCATTTGCAGAAATAGCATTAATCTCAATACTATAAACACCAACGCCACCAGCAACAGCGTTTGGCAGAATGGTATGTGTCAAAACGCCTGCACCACTTCCGTCTACGATCTGAACGGCTGAAGTCAACGCCGTGTTTACTGTGATGATTAAACGATGCAGATAATCACCAACTGCGCCAGTTGTACCTAAAACCTGTGCGGTTTGGCTTGCTGAAACGTGTTCATAAAAATAACGATAGGGATTTGCTACGCCACTCATAATCTGCTACTCCTAGTTGGTTTGTGGGTTGCCCACATATCATTCAATGTAACTGTGTTCTCCGGCCCGACCATCAAGGGTTTCTCAACGTCCGGTGGCTTAACCTTTGGCTCTAACCTCCAAGCAATCGCCAACATCCGAAATGCGTCTGCTGGGTGGCTTGTCCAATCATGCCTGGGCGTTTGCCTAAACGCTTTCTTGTCCTCGTCGTATTCCCGCTGATATTGCCTTAAAGCCTCTAACCCATCGTGCGTTCGTTCAGCATCAAACCAACACATTGGCAGCATTTGTCTGACCGCCTGAATCCCATCTTGCACCGACAAATCAGGCACGATAGCCATATTGTTAATGCCTAAATACTCACTCAACTGCTCAATAACTGATTTACCCGCCGCTGCTAGTGTTTTAGCCCTTGCATCATGCGGTAGGTAATGTTTTGCGTATTTATACGGCTTTTCTACGACTATTTTAGCTATTTCTGCAATGTTTGCACCACTTATTGCAAAATAATCAATGATGTGGATTTCGTTTCGGATAACTTGATACCACCAAATAGCCGTGTCATCACGATAGCCTAAGTCCCAAGCCGTGTATGTGGGTAGGTGCGGATCGTAATCAACACGCCTAACTTGACCGGCATCTGTGATCTTGCGTATATCTTCGCCATAGAAAGCGCCAAGGATAGCCGCCTCAAATGAACACTCGTACTCTTGTAGAAATTGGTCATCGCTGATCTGTGCGGCAGCTGCCCGTAGCTCTGTGTCAGGTAACAGCCCAGATTCACTAGCCTTTAAAACAAGGTGAAACCACTCGTCAGGCGTTTTTCTAGCTGTTTCAAATATCTGCCAAAACTGGTTCTTACCCTTTGGCGTACCGGCGAACACCGCCCAACCCTGCTTGTCTGACAATGTAGGTCGGATAACGTTACCCCAAACTGATGGTCTAAAGTCACCATATTCATCCATAAACACGCCATCAAAGCCTAGTCCACGCATGGCATCTGCGTTGTCAGCCCCAAACAAGCGTATCTTGCCGCCAGTTACTAACTCAATGGTTAGTTCTGCCTCGTTGGATGATGCGAGAACTGGTCGAGCAAAGTGTTTAAGGTAATCCCAAGCTACAGATTTAGCCTGGCTGCGAAATGGCGCAATGTAAGCAAAAAGTGGGTTTGTGCTTTTGCACATGAGCGCAGCACGAACAATGTCGTTAATGGCTGCGACAGTTTTACCGGCTCGTCGGTGTGCAACTAAGCAAGCCCAACGTTCGGTGCGGTTATGAAATGATTTAAACGCCCCCCTTGGACTATAAGGCAGCGTTATTTCCCGTCTTGCCACTTGACCACCATTTCAATCGGGCCATCATTAGCGCCGGTATGTTCGGTTCGTGCAAGTTTAGGAACGTGGTACTCAGCGACTGACATAAAGCAATCAAACGCTGTCTTTGGCCCGTACCTTTCATCCAAAGCAATGTCCTCAAGCCACTTTTGCAAGAGGTGGGCATTACCATCAACGAACGCTGCAATCGCTTCTCTAGCCTTCGCTGTGGACTTATTAGGCGTACCTACGGCTCGACCACCTACCCTTGATCTAGTTTTAGCTACTTTAGCTTGCTGCATATCTTTCTCAATTGTCTTAGATTTAGATACTTTAAGTTTAGCTTACTTATTACGCTTGCTGATAGCGTGTGCTTTTGCAATGGCATCTTCTTTGCTTGATGCGCCCCATGCTTTTAAGGCTAAGGCTAACCTAGTGGGCTTGCCATCTTTCTCCATTGGCCCTGCTGTGTTGCCCATCCGTGCAAGAAAACTAGCCCGTCTTGGGTTATCGCCTGACTTGACTGGTGGTTTAAGGTTCATGCCCTCTGCTTTGGCACTCGCTCGACCCTTGGCATTTAGACCGCCAGCAGGGTTTTGCCCTTCTTTGCGTTGCCAAGCCGCTGTCATTTCTTGGTGTCCTTAGCAGTCTTGGCTGATTCTTTGAAGTCTTTAGCCGTGGGTGCGCCAGGCGAGCCTACCTTTCTCATGTGTTCTCCGCTGCCTGCTTTGATCCGTTCCTGTTTGGCAAGAATGTTTGCGTAGAGTCCAGCTTTCATTTGAACGCCTTTAGCTTATAAAGGGTTGAGTCAATCAAATCGGCAATCTCGTCCACAATGTTTTGAAGTTCTGAGTCTTTAGGCAATTCGTCACGAATGTCTTTAACAAACGCTTTTACGCCTGTGATGTATTTGACGGGATCGGTGGCTAAATGAAAGTCTTTGGGGTAACTCTTGATGATTGAGTAAGCGCCTTGATAAGCCTCTGCCCATTTATCGACTAGCTCAATGATCGTGTCGTAGTATTCGTTCAGCGCAACGTGTTTGGCGTAGCTGTCGGTTTGCAAGTGCATGAAGTGTGCATTTGTCCCGCTGTGGAACAAGGTAGACACGAAAACGGCAGGATAGTCCATAGTGACCTCATAGGGTGGCTATCACAATTGTACAACCGCCGCCCAATTTAATCACCCCCCTTGCAATTTCTATTTTGTCAAACTGGCTATCATCGTCAAATACGCCTGCGTTGCCTAAACTGTCTAGCAAACTTTTAAGCCTGTTATCCAAATCTTGCTTGCGCCGGTCTTTGGGGAATATGGTGATAATGGCTTGCAGTCTACAATCCCCAAAATTAGGGGTTTGGTTGATCGTGACGTATTCCTGAACGGTTGCCTTATAGTCCCTTGCGGCTTTGCTTAGTATTGTTCTGCCGTGGAAATTGCGCCAGTAAGCGTTTACTGATGGCGGTAGCGGCAGCTGGAGGGTAGCAATCATTTAATCTCCACAAAAACATTCAAGGCTTTCATCATCAAATAAAGATGATTGGTCTTTTGTAAATTGCATCATCTGCTCATAAGTTGGTTTGTCTTTTGAAAAACGACCACCAATTTGTTTTTCCATATTTGCCCACCAAATTGCCCGCTCCGGTTTTTGTTGGACAAGACCAATTAGTATTTTTGCACCTTTAAGAAAACATAAATCACAGTTTGATGCACCGCTAAATTTTGCTAGTTCTAAATCAAACGAGTGTTTGTTCCAAAAATCCCAAACAATGGCTTCTGTTATACCGTTAGTGGCTAATGGCGTAAGTTTTACGTCTTTGTTAAGACGCATTTTGGCAACTCGGATAGGTTCGTCTGCTCTTATGCCAAGTACAGTTTCATATTCATTAATACCAATTGATTTTAAATATCTATCAATGGTTAATACTTTTAATTCGCTTGTACAAAACCTTGCAATTGCATTGGGCAAATACTGGCGTTTTGTTATTAATTCGGCAAATGGCTCACCATTTCGGCTTGCAGATGCGTAATCAACAATTTTAAATTTAGGGTTTTCTGCCTGATATTCCAACCAAATGATCGGAACACCCCAATTCACAGAGCAATCATTTACAAACTTTAATGTGGCTTCTTCTTCTTTGCCCGTATTGCAAAAGCATACGATTCCATCAGCAGGCATTTTGCCGCCATGTGACCGCAATATTTGATATAACAAATATGCTGAAGTTCTGCCTCCGCTAAAACTGATACACGTTGGCTCTGTAATTAGGTACGGATTCACAATAAAAACTCTGTTTGGGCTAATAAGTCCTCCTCCGTCACGCCATATTTCACCACAAACGCCTTTTTACCCAATCCATGTACCCCATCATTGCCCACATGATGAGTTGGGCATAACGGTATAACCGGCGAATTTTCACGTTTCATTCCTAATCGTCTAATGTGATGCAAATGGCTGGGTGTTTCCCCGTATCCCAAGTGTCGGCATAACGAGCATCCAAGGTTAGCCAGTTTCTCGTAATGTTTACGTTGCGCTTTGGTCAACTTGAGCCTCTGTCCATTCCTGAAGATCAACCACCACAATTTGCATATCCACCGCAACGTCAGCGGCTGCGTCATATTTGCCCTGCAATACAAGTTTTTGGTATTGATGAATCATTGCTTTAAGTTTAATTAGGCTTTCAGAATAATCTTTCATTTGGTTATTTTCTCAATTTGTCGGTTACTGGCTTGCTCGGTGCGCCATGCGTCAAACCTAAGTTGTGCGCTTGTCAGCCTCCATTTTAAAAGTTCTGCTTTTTCCGTGGCCTGACCTATTGCATCACAAAGGTTTTGATAATCTTGGTGGGCATAAGCCTCTCGCTCTTGGGCCGAAACCGCGGTTTCACCTGACTTCTTCATCAGGATAGCCTTTAGGCTTGATTTAAACGCCTCTAGCTGCGCCAGTTCACCTTTGGCCTTGGCATAGTGGGGTGCGTTATCCCAAATGTACTCAATCGCTGGGTGTGGGCTGTATTCACTCATGCCGTTCCCCAATGTCGTAGAACCAATCGTCACCAGCTGACCACTTGCGTGACCCGTCTACAGTCCAAATGTGGCGTGATGCTTGAAAGTCAGGAAAGTCTGTTTTAGCCGGTATCAGCGACTGATCGTACCAAAGGCATCTGTTGTTAGGCTGCGCTGCAAATTGACCATTATCCAACCGGATAAAGTTAAATGATTTGTGTTCTTCAGCAACTTCAGTAAATCCTGTATCTACATCCATACCGTCGGCACAAAAATCTACGGTAAACAGGTATTTACCAAAGTGCCATTCTTTGTTTTTTCCTAAAAATTTAACCCCAAGGTTACGCAAGCCAATCTTTTCATGGACCGTGAACCTGTACCCCATGCAATCCCATAGTTGCAATATGTCGTAATCCAGATCACCATGTTTAGTATTCCAAACGTAAGCCTGGATAGGTAATTTGTCGTACAAAGCGCCGTACCGTGGCAACAGGCTTTCAATGCGGAACACTTGCCCACGAATTGCTTTGATACTTACCCAAATGCAAGGCTCAAGCTCACCGTGGCCTTTCTCAAAGTTGTACAAATACTCACGCCGCACAAAGCATTTGATGGGCGGTAAGTTTCCAATGATGTAGCTCATATCAAATCCATTTGTTTAGGCATTACTTTCCATTCCCGTTCGGCTCGACCAGACTTACTTTGCACATTGCGACCAGTCAACAGGATTTCATGATTGCGTTCTAATTCACTAAGCCGTCTAGCAACCTGGTTGCCATCGAGTCCTGTAATCGTGGCTATACCGTCTTTACCCATTGCCCCATACCTAACTAAGGCTTGGATAATGATCGTGGCGTGTTGAGACGCTAAAACCTTTGCAGAGTCCGCAGCAACCCAACTGGTAACGGGATCGGTGTTTCGAGCGACTTGGTTCATCCGTTTAACTCCTTGAGCTTGGCTTCAATAGCATGGGAAAAGTTTTTTGCTGTGAAGCCTGAAGTCAAAAAAGTAAGTTCAATGTCATGATCCGTTAGCCCGACCCATTTTTTGCGTGGTGGTGCGGTGTAGAGTGGTATATTAAATCGAGTTCCTTCATGGTTTTCGCTTGCGTGTTTGCAAATAAACGTATCCCAATTGCAATCTTTAGCTAGGTCTAAAGCATCTGCATATGCAACAGGCTCTTGCTCAGGCTTGGCTAACTCTGCCTCAAGTGCTGCAATCACATCTCTTGTTTGTTGAAATTGAAATGTTTGTTTCAAAGCATCCAACGCTTGCTGCAAAAGTATGCGGCTCATTTCGTCACCTCTGCCTTAGCGATTGCTGCATTAGCTTTAACAAACGCAGATTCATTAAAGCTATCTTCAATCGTTGATTGACACATTGCTTTCAACGCCTCAAGCAACACCTGATTCACCTCATGCAAGCGGCGAAGTTCGGCGGCAGCTTTAAAATTTCTAGCAATTCTGCGCCTAGCTGCCCCGTCTTCAGTTTCATAAGCAAACCTTCCTGCAAACAATAATTCATCAGCCAAGCGCAACGCTTCGGGTTGTTTTGTGTCTGTCATTTTGTCGCCTCATCCAATGCGTAAAGCTTTACACCTTCACAGTTTGGCGTTAATTCTTCCCAAACTTGGTTTTCTGCATCGTATTCAAACACGCCAACTGGTTGCAACGCTTGTAAACTTCTAGCAGCGTACAAAGCCTCATTAACTTTGTCGCACCATCCCGTTTTATCCTCGTAAGCTGACTCAAGCGCATCAATAATTAAATTAATCTTGTTCATTGTTGCCCCTTGCTCTGATACTTGCAGAAAGACTTGCCGTACTCCAGCCGTCAGGCGTATCAACGTCATCACACAATTTGGCACAAGCCTCACGTTCGTTTTGGCGCACCAACTCGGCAAATTGTTGTAAATTTTCTCGATAACCCCATATTTCATTTGGATTATCAATTCTTTGTTGTAATCCCGCTTGTGCGGCTATTTGTAAATTTTTATCATTCATGTCATTAACACCGAAAGAAGCGGAAAGAAACCAAACACAAGCGCCAGCATCAGCAAACCAACCACCCAAGCAATCGGTGGTATACGTTCGTCAGCCCTTGTGTATCGTGTCTGGCAACGCATTGTTCGAGTGATGCGACCTGTCCAGTTTGAATCGCCAAGGTCTGTCAGGAAAGGCCAGTTGTGCTTATTCATCGCTGCCATCCTCCTCGTTAGCTGTAACTTTCTCAATGTGGTTAATGTCAATAAAGTGTGTGTACATTGGCACAGCACACATCAGCACATCATCACGGTCAATCTTGATGTACGGTTCGCCGTTGCTGTCTGTTTTTACGCCATCAGCAAATTGATCCATCAACTCTGCAATCTTTTTGTCGGTAAGCTCAAGGCTAAGTTCACGCATCAGTTGGCGCTTGCCTTCGTCTGTTAATTGTATGTATGAGTATTTCATTTATGTACCTTTTGTCGTGGTTAATGGCGTGTTGCCATGTGCAAATATTAAGATAGCTAAACAATTAATGCAAGCGTTATTTATAGGGACAAACCCTAATTGTTGTATTTTTGTTAGGGGTGCGGGTACTCGCTGAACAAGGAGTGTGGAGGGACACGGCTTTCCCCGCAATTTATTATAAGTTGTTTTTACGCTTGTAGAACGCTAATAAATACTGAAAACAATCCCATGCCGCAGCAAGATCGTTTTCTGAGTGTTCAATTAACCTTACGTCACCGTCAGCAGTAAAAAACACATTGGCGCATCGGGCTGTTGGTTTACCAAGCCCAACACGGTAAGCAGCTAATTGCATAAGTTGTTCATGATATGGCACAACTTTTTCAAGCTGATCCTTGCTTTTAAAGTCAATCACGATGTTTTCAGCAATCAAATCGACTTTGCCGCCAAACCCCTCATAAGCAAAAGATCGTTCTGCCTCCCAAGTATGATCTTGCCCAAAGTGGATTCTAATTGACGCATCAACCTGGTCAACATAACGTGGATAATCGTCACGTTCGCCGCTGTAAAACCGTTCTAATACGCCGTGCATCTGTGTGCCACGATCCATAGCGTCACGGCCTGTACTCTTGCTGTCTGACATTACTCGTTCTAACCAGTTTTCCTCTGTTTCTCCAGCAATGCGTGGCAACGTCAAAGCCGCTAGTAATACTTGTTGTTGCAACCAGTTTGATAAGCCAGGCTTGGCAATAATTCCAAGAATGGTAGTTACCGACGGTACTAACCCAAGTTCCCTTGCGTCACGAACAGTTGTGTTGCGTTCTTTGCCGTTCTTGCCAATGATCTTGTACGCTGGTGAACCGTCAGCTGCGTACCAATGGCCTGATTCTGAATCTGCTGATTTAATAATCATTTGTTTACCTGTTTAGCTAGTGTTTTAAGCATTTCAATTGCATCTTGTAGGTCTTGCATGGCCCTAGCGTCTAAGACCATGTTTTCGTACCATTGCTGCAATCGCCAAGATATTAAAATTGCCTCCTCTGCTTGATTCATCAGAACGGCACATCGTCGATCATTTCATTAAGAGGCACAACAATCCCTTCTTTGATTTGGCGATAAGCGTCAGACTTTGGTTTGGCAGGCGCAGCAACTGGCAGTGCATCTTCAGCAAGCCGACCACCAAGCATTTGCATTTGGTCAGCAACCACCTCAGTTGTGTATTGATCCACGCCATCTTTGTTCTGCCACTTACGAGTGGTCATACGACCCGCTATAAAGACTTGAGAGCCTTTCTTTAGATAGTCAGCACATATTCCTGCCAACTTACCAAAAGTCGTAATCCTGACCCATTCTGTCGTTTCCTTTGTTGCGGTCTTGTAGCCCACCGCAATTGAGAAATTACAAATTGCATTACTGTCAGCGGTGTAGCGTACTTCAGGGTCTTTGCCCAAGCGCCCGATAAACTCGCAGCGGTTTAGATCAGTTGCCAAAATGTTTCTCCTTAAATAATTTATATGACAAGTTTCTGCAAATTTTGCAGCCACGAGATTGTTTTTTTGTATGAAAATAAGTGTTTTCAACTGTAAATTCATGCCCACGTTTGCAATGCGTCATAGCGGCAAAACGTTTTTTATGCGTTTCAGCACACAAACCACGGTCTGTATTTACTTTTCTAGTAACTGCCTCAAGATGATTAGGGTTTATGCAAGATGGGTTGCGGCACAAATGATCTAATTCCAAACCTTGCGGAATTTCACCAACAAAATGTTGATAAGAAATCCTGTGGGCTAGTTTTGATTTGCCTTGCATACCAATTCTGCCGTAGCCTAATTTATCAACTGCACCAGTCCAAACAAAACACCCAGCAAACGGTATAGCAACTGAGTGCCGTTCAAGCCTATCTTGAATAGGCTCACGAACATATATTCTTGCCATTATTGTTGTTCCCAGTTTGCTTTGAATTGATCGTATGCAGCTTTCAGCGGAATCTGTTGCTCTTTAAAGCAAAGTGTCCATGCTGCTCTAAATATGTCTTTCAAGCTCTCATAACTAACCGCTGATGCCATTTGAGCAATCGTGTGGTCAAGCTCAATGCCTTTTGGTTTCTCAATTAGCTTTTCAATTGGTTTAGGCGGTGCTTTGGTTGCTGCGTTACCGTCATCATCTTCACTAGCGACACCTAAGGCCGCTTGCAAACTATAGCGTTTTCCATAAGAAACGCAGCTGCCTAGCCCCTGTGCGTCATTCTTAGTAACTGGAATATAAAGAATTCCACAAGACATTTCTTCGCCTGATTCGTGAATCAACACAGTTTCAACGCCTACGCTGTTGTCTGAGTTGTGTAGCTTTTGCACAAAGGCTAATCCGTTTGCTGCAAGATGGGGTCTAACAGCGTCAATGACTGATGCCAAGCTACTGTATGCAGATTTAAAGTGGGGATTTTTACTATCTTTGGCTGCGTGTGACATTGCTGCCTGAGCCGTGACTAATGCTTTTGCTAATTCTTTCATTTATGCACCTGTATGTTGTCCTGACGGGTATGTCAGTAAGATATATATTAAGGTATCTAAACAGATAAGTCAACACATACAAAACCTCATCTGTTAAGCTATCTAACATGAATACAACAGAAATCATCCAAACATTAGGTGGCACATTCGCTGTAGCCAAGCTCTGCCGTGTCAGTCCACCAGCTGTATCGCAATGGCGCAACAATGGTTTGCCTGGTGATAAGTTAGTGTTGTTGGCTGCCGAGCTTGAAAAGAAATCAAACGGTAAATGGTCAAGAAAAGAAATCCCTAACTGGCAACAAATATGGCCTGAGTTGCATTAGACTGATTAAGCCTTTAGCAAGCATGAAACAAACAATGATAAGGGTCGTGTTTCACCAGGTTAGCTTTAGACCTTGACACATCGGAAAGACGGTGGCAGAATTAAATTGTTGTCTTGGCAGACGATCTAGTCCGTTTTAGTGTGTATCTTGATTCTTTGATAAATTTCGTTGAGAAGATTTATCAAAGAATGTCCCCGTAAATAAGGGGTTCTGCCAACAAGATGCACTCTAAAACGGATTTTTTATTTGTCTTTTGATAACCGTCAGAGAGCGTTATCTAATACGGTTAAATCGCCGGTACTCAAGAAAGATTGGCTAGTCTACACCCGAC